TTGTCTAGGATTAATTTGTATCATTTAATCTAAAAATTGATTAAACGAAAATGTAGTAATATTACAACATGAACTCAGATCTTGTATTCGAAATTATCTTCGACAATGAAATTTGCTTTACCGACCTTGAAGTTGGTGAAGCAAAGGTGCTTCTATGCACTTACAAACCATTAAGTGAAAAAAGCTATATTACAACCCCCATTGAATTAGATAATGGTAGGGAATTATGTAATACTATATATAATACCATTCGCGAAAAGATTATAAATGCGAAATATACAGTATTTAAAAACGACAATAAAGATGATATAAATTATGATATTGATTTCTCTGATATTGTTGATGACTATTATAAGCTATCGGATATTGCAAAGGAAGAAGTGCGTCGCGTAGCTTTATCGGATTATTTGGAGTTTCTAAAACCATGCGCTATTTATATGGCCGAAAAAGAGGATATTGTAATGGCTCAAAATTACAATAAATTATTGGGTATTATTGACATTAGTGTGGATTACGAAATAATAGCAAAACACAGAGAATGTGTTGAGGAGTTTGGGGAATACGAAGAATATTACATCCAAAAAATGCTGGACATACACAATAACTTTTAAAAAATGATATATGTATTATTTATATTTTTATATTTAAAATATGTACAAATGTGTTATGAAAACTAATATCAGCGAAGCTATCTATGATATTAGTGAAGCAATATACAAAGATATGTGCAGATATAATTGCGATAAAAATGATAGTGATGGTGAATTAAATGAAATAATTAACAATTGTGTTGATAATCATTGTGATAATATGACTAAATATGAATTAAATAAAACAATGATAGAGTATGGAATTGATAATGCCGTAAATAAATATTCAGTAGATAAGGACCTCAATAAGATAAGTTCTGATAAATTCTCTAAAAATATTGTTAAAAATCTTGTCATAAATTCTTACGAAATTTACTATATAAATATATAATCCTTCTCATAATTATTATCTAAAACAATCTGATTCTTTATTTTTGTTATTGTATTTGTATCATATATATTATAAAATATATTGTTTATTTTTATTAATTTGAGACCATTGCGCGATTTATAAATAGGGTATTTTGTATCCAATAACTTAAAAGATTCTTTTGTCAGTATCTTTACATTTTTAACCATATATTTCTATTTATTCAATTTTTATTTTTTTTATACTAGCAAAATAAAAATTGATAGTCGTATATTTATATAAAGAATATACAAGATACATATAAAACAATGAACGTGATCCTTCCCAAGAACCTCGACACTGAGAAAATCAAGTATTCCGAGCTCAAAGTTATGAAATCTGGTGCTAAGTCGGTTTATCTCAATTATGCTTCATCCAAGATTAATATTCAAACTCCGGTTATGAATATTCCTTATGGAGTTAATGATAATCAAAAGTTCATTAAAGATGACCCCAAGCGCAAAGATGAACCCCCTAAATATGATATTACTGTATCATTTAAGGGTATTGATGAAAATCCTAAAATCAAAGTATTTCATGATAAAATGAAAGAGCTTGAAGAAAAAATTATTGAAGATGCTTTTGCTAATCGCCTTGCTTGGTTTAAGAATAATTATGGTGGAAACAAAGATACCGTATCTAATATGTTTACTCCAATTATTAAGCACGACAAGGATAAGGAAACAGGTGAAATTGCTAACAAATATCCACCAACATTCAAAGCCAAAATCCCTTATAATCCTCTTGAAAGCAAGTTTGAATTTGATGCTTATGACATGGATAATAAAGAAGTTGATTTTACCGAATATGTAAGTAATCTTAAAGGTGGTCGAGCTCAATTTATTATTCAACTAAATGGAATTTGGTTTGCTGCTGGTATGTTTGGATGTAGTTGGAAAATTGTATCTGGTAAGTTTCAACTATCTAATTCGGCTAAGCCAACATTTGTCCCAGAAAGCGATGATGAAGTAGTAGAAGATGAAGAAGAAGATGATGATATTGAAGTAGATACCGATGCTATTAAAAAAAACGAAGTTGTAGAAGAGGTAACAAAAGTGTCAGATGAAGAAGAAGCAGAAGAAGAAGAAGCAGCAGAAGAAGAAGAAGCAGAGGAGGAGGAGGAGGAAGAAGAACCTGAGCCACCTAAACCAGTTAAAAAGGTACCCGTTAAAAAGGCTGCGAAAAAATAAATATTTAAATTAATTATTCATTATATATATTACTTATTTTTTTATAGTATAAATAATATTAAACTTATTATAATAGCCATAATAAATCTACCCAATGGCAATGGTTCATTATAATCTTCATCAAATAATTCAATATTATTTGATATTAATTTAGCTATCATTTCAAGTATTTTATATGCGATAGGTAATGATAATATAGCAAAAAACAATCCACCATAAAATGCTGTTTTAAATTTACATACATAGTTATCTATAATGCTATCAAATTCTTTTTTTGGTTGTTCCATTTTAGGTGGAGTGTAAACAAAATCAGGAGTATAATTAATATTGTTTTTATATGTATTCATTTATTACATATATTCTACATAATAATATAGTAAAAAATTATTTGGTGATTCCGTATAATTATTATTAAATATTGAAAATACATTTGATAATAAAGATGTTGTATTTATTCCAGACATCCACGTTGGGATATTGTCATAGAAATCATTAGAACACATCGCAAGAGATTTTATAAAATTACAGCATAGTATATATAAATCTTCCTTACATTCTTTTAACATCTTAATACCTTCTTTACAAAAATCAAATACCGTATTGCTATCTGAAATATTATTGAAATAATTATTACTTTCTTCAATTTCCAAAGAAAAATCTTTAAAATATTTAACAGTTTTTAATATATCATCAATTGACATTTTATTTAACCATTCCGGGCTATTATAAAACCCTCTTCGTTCTAATTCAATTGATAAATCTGTAAATGCATGCATATTATTATCCCATCTATATCCTAGTTCCCTCTGTATAATATTATTATATTCTATGAATTTACCTAATTTCCATATAATATCATCAGATATTTTTGTTCTGGTATAAGGATTATATGGTTCCTTCCCTTCTTCTTTACATGTTTTAATAAAAAAATCCAATTCTACTACATCAAAAGCATAACACCCATTAATATCTTTAATTATAAATAATCTATTATTGGGAATACTATTAATATCTTCACATGAAAATAAATCTTCTGTATTTATGATAGCATCGCTATCTATATCTCTCGATAATAAATAAAATTTATATTTATCTTGTATTATTTTTATCTTATGTTTATTCGATATCTTATATGTTTTCTCATTTAATTCATGTAAAAACTCATATATCTCTTTTTTTTTATATTTTTTATTTTGTAAATATTTTTTACATATTAATAATAGTATTTTATAAGGAATAATCTTTAACATTTCAATAAAAAGAAATCCTGGTTTTTCTTCTTCGTAATCTATATCATTAATGTTATCAGTAATATATTTGTAAAGATTATATATATCATTCATTGTTATATGTATTTTTGTTCCAAATATTTTATTATATATTTTATATATTATGATGTTATTATCCGCATGATTTTTACAAAATACTGAATTTTTCTTAGAATATTTCTTACAAACTTTAAAATTCCTTTTATTTCTACAAATACA